TATCTTTTTGAAGATAAGTTGATGTGTGATTACGATTCAATTTACACCAGAACACCGGATGCAGTTAAACACCCACCACGATTCACCTATTCAATGTTTTACTCAAAGAATGAGGTGTTGAAACTTATTGATGGGCAATATGATTGGGTCATTTCTACAAGGACCGACTATGCGTTAAATGTGGTAATACCTTTTTCAGAACTGAATAATTCAAAACTGTATATACCAAACTGTCGTATGGTACCAGAACGAGATTTTGGCAACGATCAATTTGCATTTAGTTCACAAAAAAACATGAAAAAGTATATGTCCACTTTTGAACGTATAGATGAATACTATGAAAATGGTGCAAACTTTATTGGTGAAAATCTGATGCAAGCCAATTTGAGATATCATGGTCTTTGTGGTGAGAATCTCGTCTATGTCAATATGAATAATCCATTTCCACCAGGACCATATAATGGAACATGGCACTCTTTGATTCGTGATGATATAGAACAATGGAAAAAATAATTAAAGAGTTACAAGGTCATTCTGGTTCAAAAGTTTATTTGAAAGAGATTGAAGGTGTTTATTGTGTCGAAAAGATCGGTAACACAAAACGCAATCTTGAAAGAATGTCCGAATTAACAAAACTGGGATATCATGTTCCAAAAGTATACCTATCAATCGATGATAGTCTACTGATGGAATATATCCATGGTTTGGACATGAAGAATTATTTGATTCATAATAATATCAATCAGTTGTTCAATTTCATCAACGAAACAATGGATAGTTTTTCTAATGAATCTGAAATGAAAGATTACACAGAAACATACTACAATAAATTGGCTTGGTTGGACAAATCAAAAGATATGCCATTCACAAAGTATGATTTAATTGCAAAATTACCAAAAGTTCTTCCTAAATCCACATATCACGGCGATTTTACACTAGAAAATATATTGCACACAAACACAGGTTTTGTTATGATTGATCCTGTCACGACAGAATATGATTCTTATGTGTTCGATCTTGCAAAACTAAGACAAGACATAGAATGTAAATGGTTTTTACGCAACTCGGAAGTTAAACTAGATACCAAGTTAGAGATATTAAATTCAAAAATCAAACATTCATTTTCACAAGATATTGACGATTCACTATTAATATTAATGTTATTGAGAGTAATTCAATATTGTGAACGTGGTGATAATAATTACAATTTTTTAATGAAAGAGATTCATAGATTATGGAAGTAATTGTACCAGCAGCTGGTCTTTCTACCAGATTTCCAAATATGAAGCCCAAATATCTATTATATGATTATAAGGGTGAAATGATGTTGATGAATGCCTTGAGAACCTTTAGACAGAAAGGATTTAGAATTCATATAGGCATATTAAAAGAACACGAAGAAAAGTATGGTGTTATTGAACAGATACAACATGAATGGGCTGACAATATCAATTATGTGATTATTGATAAACCAACCAGAGGTCCGGCCGACACAGTATATCAAATCATTAAATCCGCAGGATTACACACTTCCGAGATATTCATTAAAGATTGTGATAGTTTTTTTGAACATGATATTACCGAAGGCGACAACTACGTTTGTGTTACAAAAATTTCACAACATGAAATCCTAAAGAAGTTGGCATCAAAAAGCTTTACAATTGCTAACAATAATGGTATAATAACGGATATCGTAGAGAAAGAAGTTGTGTCTGACACCTTTTGTGTCGGTGGTTATAAGTTTTCATCAGCAATGTTATATAAACAGGCTTTTGAAGAATTAAACACTAATAGGGAAGTGTTTGTTTCAGATGTAATTGGTCGTTGCATCAATAATCTACAAATCTTTACTAACAAGTATATTACAGATTATGTTGATGTTGGTACTGCAAATGATTGGTTTGAATATAATGATAAACCAGTCATTTTCTGTGATATTGATGGAACAATCATACAGAACCAGACACGTGTTGGTTCAAATAGTTATGAGAGCAAACCTATTCCTTTGCATAAGAATATCAAACGATTGTTAGAATTACAAGCCAAAGGTGCTCAATTTATCTTTACATCAGCAAGACCAAACGAATATACCAGTATCACCAGACAAATGTTGTATGACCTTGGGTTTATGAGTTTCAATCTCATTTGTGGTTTGCAGAATTCAAAACGCATACTGATTAATGATTATAATGAATCAAATCCATATCCAAGGGCAGTTGCAATCAATCTTTATAGAAATGATGATAAATTAAGTGATTTTTTATGATTATACCTGACAAAAACCTATTCATCGTTACTTCAGCGTTAAAACCTTTGGTAAGTCCTTTTAGTGACGGTGAAAGATTTCAACAAACAGTAGATGGTCTAAGATCAATTCGCAAGATTGTTCCTGATGCAATTATCGTAACAACTGATGCTTCTATACGTGCATTGACAGATTTAGAAAGAACTTCAGTTGCAGAAAAGTCAAATTATTTTATTGATATGACGCAAGATGCTGATGTTTTAAAACTATCTCAAGTTGGTCAAAAAGGTCTTGCTGAAAATCTAATGTTATACAAAACATTACTTACACTTAAACAGAATCCAGACACATCAAAAATGATGAGTTCGGTTAAAAGAATCTTTAAGTTTTCTGGTAGAAGTGTTTTGTTGGAAGGTTTTAATGCAGAAGAACATGATATTTTTGGTAAATTCGTTTTTAAGAAAAGAATACCAACTTGGATGCACAATAAAGAAATATCGGATCTTCTAATCACCAGAATGTTTTCTATGTGTCCATCATTAATAGACACGTACCTTGAAGTCATTAGAAAAAACATACCAGTAATTCAACAAGGTTTTGATACTGAACATGCACATTTCCATAATATTCCAAAAGAATATCTGGTCGAATTGGACCAAATTCATTGTTTTGGATGGTTGTCTGGAAATGGCAATATTGAATATTATTGACGCTATATATCAGTTTCAATATTTGTTTAGTTTAGAACCGTATATTTAAATCTTATATAAATATACCGCAGGCAACCAAAGTGTGTTGCATTTCAAAAGGTATCAATGAGAGATTTCGTCACATATATCCGTGAACAGGCTGAAGAAGCCGAAGGCGGAAAATTAAAACACATTACTCATGCGGAAGATAGACCTTTGCAAAAAGGTGCAGAAGGTTTCGACCATGCCGTAGCCGCATTAAAACAAGCACACCAGCATATTAAGTCTGGTGGCAACAGTTCGCATTTGACTATGAAATATGATGGTTCACCATCTATCGTGTTTGGTCATCACCCAGAAACAGGTAAGTTTTTTGTTGCGTCAAAATCCGCTTTCAACAAAACACCAAAAGTTAACTATACACATGCCGATATATTAAAAAACCATGGTCACGCACCAGGTTTAATGGCCAAGTTACATGATGCTTTGAATCACCTAAAGAAAGTCGCACCAAAAACTGGTGTTTATCAAGGTGATTTGATGTTCTCTGGTGATGATAAGAAAGAAACAAAACAAGGAGTTTCTTTTACACCAAACACTATTCAGTATACGGCAAAGGGTGAAGAAGCTGATAAGGTTAGAAAAGCAAAGCTTGGAGTAGTGGTACACACGCAATATCATGGTGATTCTGCAAAAGCCATGAGTGCCGATCCGCATCCAGACCTACACAACTTCAAAAATCACCCAGACGTTTGGAGAATTTCACCAAACCATGATACCAAACAAGTACACTATTCTGTTGATGACCAAGGTGAATTCAATAAACATATTAAAGCCGCACAAGAAATTCACGATAAAAATGGTCAAAAGATGTATTCTGCTGTAAGTCCACATAGTGGTGAAGGCGGTCATCTAGAACAATATATTAACCATACAGTAAGAACAGACGAAAAACCAAACGCAGAAGGTCTATCAAAATTCATACAGGATAAGTATAAAAAGGCCGGTGAAAAATTAAAGACTCCTGCTGCTCAAGGTAGAAAACAAGCTGAAGCAAAATTACATGTCGATCATATTAAAAAGAATAAACAACAATATGATAATTTATTAAAGATGCATCACCATCTACAACAAGCAAAAGATGTGTTAGTTAGAACATTAAATCAACATGAAGGTGGATTAGAACATCACGTAGAAGTTGAAGGTGGTAAACTAAAAAGAACAGATCCAGAAGGATTTGTTGTTCATCATGCAGGTGAACCAACAAAGTTAGTAAATCGCAAAGAATTCAGTAAGATAAATCTGTTAAAAGTACGTAAATGAAATCATTTTCACAGTTATTAAGAGAAGAAGAAACTAAAGAAAACCATCATGTGATGGCCTTTGGCCGCATGAATCCTCCAACCACAGGACACTTGAAACTAATCGACAAAGTTAAAGGTGTTGCACAAAAGGTCGGCGGAAAGCATTCCGTTGTTGTTTCACATTCACAAGACACAAAAAAGAATCCTCTAAGTGGAGAACAAAAACTCAAACACTTAAAGCGTTATTCTCCTGGAACAAACTTTGCAACTTCATCAAAAGAGCATCCAACATTTTTGCACCATGCAGCTGAGTTACACAAAAAAGGTGTAACTCATTTACATATGGTTGCTGGTTCAGACCGTGTCAAAGAATACCATGATAAACTACACCAATATAATGGTACACACAA